TGATGTTAGTTCCCCATAAATTTTACAATTAAAACCAGCTCTTTATTCTTTTCTTTATCACATCTCATTTCTGGATTAAACGCTTATTTTAATTATCAGATTTTTCCTTCTAATCTATATTCTTAAGGTTCCAGTTGACTCATTTGGTCCCAAGTGCCTTAAGATTTCCAACCTGTTACATTGAAATCCATCTTTAAGTTCCATTATAATGATTCTATTAATTCGCCATATAACCACCTACTTAGCCATTACTTCAAAATGATTTAAATTCCATTATGATTCTATTAATTCGCATGTCTGCGCTGTGCTTTTCTTGCATAGTACATAATTTAAATTCCATTATGATTCTATTAATTCAGCAGTTTGGATTGATTGCAATGAGATTATTTCAATTTATTTAAATTCCATTATGATTCTATTAATTCCCATTTGGCATGGCCAGCTCCAATACCCTTAGCAAAATTTAAATTCCATTATGATTCTATTAATTCAGTAGACCGTCTGATATATCGGACTACATCGTAAAAGATTTAAATTCCGGTAGAAAGGAGGTACTTACATATGCATGTACAAGAAATTTAAATTCCATTATGATTCTATTAATTCTGCTATCGGTCCGTTGTCAATCGGATTCGGAAAAGATTTAAATTCCATTATGATTCTATTAATTCAATGATGATGAACACTAACGGATTCCAGAAAGCTGCAATTTAAATTCCATTATGATTCTATTAATTCAATTTGCTAAAATCTCAGCATCGTTAATGAGTATCTGATTTAAATTCCATTATGATTCTATTAATTCAGTTGTAAACTGTAAACTCTGTCACAGATAGCAAATATTTAAATTCCATTATGATTCTATTAATTCGAGTGCTATGAGAGATGGGAAAGCGGTATCAGTCCGATTTAAATTCCATTATGATTCTATTAATTCATAGACCGATTCGTAGAATCAGTCTTGACCTTAACAAATTTAAATTCCATTATGATTCTATTAATTCTGCTTTTTCATTTTTAAAATAATCAGGTTCTCCAACATTTAAATTCCATTATGATTCTATTAATTCTCTTCATCATCATCTTCTTCGACTTCGGTTTCAGGCTATTTAAATTCCATTATGATTCTATTAATTCACGAAAAGAGTTTGCAGATAAAGCAGAAATTGGTGTATTTAAATTCCATTATGATTCTATTAATTCAACAACAGGAACTATCTATCGTAAGTTAGCTTTTATCGATTTAAATTCCATTATGATTCTATTAATTCGGGATAAAATGAGAAGAAGAGTAATGACAATAGCAAATTTAAATTCCATTATGATTCTATTAATTCTTTGTCGGTTCTTCTTTTACGACAGTTTCAGAAACATTTAAATTCCATTATGATTCTATTAATTCATAATTCAGAAAATCCGAACTATATCGGATTAGTGAATTTAAATTCCATTATGATTCTATTAATTCCTTTTTAGCAATTTTAACATTTTGTCGTTTTGTGGATTTAAATTCCATTATGATTCTATTAATTCTTATATTTACAAGTACCACTTCTGTTTTATTCTCATTTAAATTCCATTATGATTCTATTAATTCTGTAATCGTCGAACGAATGTTGATAAGGCTAGGACATTTAAATTCCATTATGATTCTATTAATTCCCGTCCCAAAATCATCCCCTTATTTAAGCCAAAAAACGTCTCTATTTTGTCGACCTCTTCAAAATTCAACATTTCTTTCTTGTCCCTAATCATATATTTCTGTAACACCTCCTATTTTAGGCGTTTTCGCCTTCTGTCGATCCCCTATATTTTTTGCACTATCATGGGTCGACAGAAACCCCTAATTTTTCAAGTTGATTTTGTTTGACACATTCTATTATGAAACTTATTTGCTAAATATGCAAGTTAAATACACGCATTCATTATATATACTTTTCGAGCAAACACTATACAGTCATATATGCATCAAATATCACCGTCTGAATAATCCAATTTATCGTCATTTTTATAAAAGTCATGCCCACGCGAGAAAATTTCCGTGGGCATGACGTGGGCACAGCTATTTTTAGGCTTATTTTCAAAAAAATAAAAATTAGGCACTTTTATGCAAAATGCCTAATTTTTATCATGCGTTTCTATGAATTTTTGTGCAATTCCTAGAATTTACCTGCTTTAGCAGCTTCCTCAATATAAGCTTAAAAGCACGGGGTTATGCGGTTTATTGGGTGTGTTTATAGTAATAATGTAGAAATAGTTTAATTCCTACGTCATTTATTTCGGACTTTCAAGTTTGATTGAACTCATTCTAAAGATATTTTGACAACATCAAATTGTTCACTTATACTATCATCAATTTTTGACATAGTTTTTAATGTATTCTCTATTGCATCAAAAACATTACCACCATTTTCTGTATAAAATTTTTGATAATATTCTGCATATAAAGAACGGTATTTCATTTGTGATAAAACTATTGTTCCATCTTTATCAATTACAAGCTCTGTCGCTCTAGCACTCTCATCTGCTGGATATCCATAAGAAGTTGTATAAAATTTACCATCTTTGATTCCACATATTATTGCTCCAAACATTTTTTCAATTTCTAAATGTTTTGTGTCATCTTTTAAATATTCCTCTAAACACTCGAATTGATAATTTAACCAATCAGCTACAAAATCTTTGTAGTCTTTTATTTCATTTGCAACATCAGCATCTACCTTCTGATCATGAATCACATATTGAAATAAATTATTATATCCCAAACTGGATCCTACCATCCCAACAATAATATCATCCTTAATTCTATATACCTTTTGAGCATCATAAGAAACCGATTCTACCTCATAACTTTCATTTTCTTTATCAAAATTATTTATATGTGTTGTTTTTTTATCCCCGAACAAAAATAATTCTTTTCCTGATTTAACCATAATTACTACACTCATACCGCACCTCCAATGTTTAATGTTTTCTTTTATGCTAACATATTATTGTTGGATTATCTATAAAAATAATTATGTAATTTCTGGAAATAAAAAAAGACCAGAGGATTTCTCCCCTGGTTAATATTAAAATTTAAGGTATCTTGTAGCTGAATACCCTGTTACGCTCTTGTACTTAACTTTAGTCCAAGTGCTGCCTTTTTTAATTACTTCTGCTTTTGATCCTTTCGGAATCTTACCAATGATCTTAGATGATACGTTTGCACTCTGTCTGATCATAAGTGGATCAGATTTTGTAGCTACCTTAGCATATGTTGTTGCTTTGGTAACTTTCTTCACGACTGTTTTTACAGCTTCCTTAGCCTTGGTAGCTGTTCCCAGCTTTTTATTACAGATTCCCTCTGCGATCAGCTTAGCAATCTTATTTACGTCTTTACCGATCTTATAATCGGACTTGGAATCACAGAAAAAGCTCTCTGTCATGATCGTTGTTGCCTTTGTGCTATTCAACATATACAGGTTCGTTCTCTTCTGAACATCACGATCAGTAAATCCAGCGGATACGAGTTTCTTCTGTACTCTCTGTGCGTACTTCTTACCATTTTCAGAAACGTATAATACTTCTGTTCCGTGTGCTTTTCCGTTATAGCAATTCAAGTGACCTTCTACGACGAGATCATAGTTCTTTGCATTTAAGCGTGTCAGTTTCCATGATTTTTCCTGAGATGCAGCCGTAAATACTTTCTCTGGACAAATATACAGATCAACACTGTGTCCGTCGCTTTCAAGATATTCTTTTACCTTTTTCATCAGCTTTTTATTGTACTTATACTCGTTTACTCCACCGCAATCTTCTCCACTTGCTGATGTATATGATCCATTTTTAAGCAAACTGTGTCCTACTGTCAATGCGATTCTCATATGTCTACACCTCCTGTTCTGCTGCTGCCTGATTATCTTCTGTCTGTTCCTGTTCCTCTGGATCTTCTAAGTCAGTTTCAGGTAACGGAGTCTCTGCGTAATTTGTCCATGTTCCGTCATCTAACTCTGTCGTATGATTGATCTTATCTTCTCTGCTGACTTCCTCAACATCTTCTAAGTCGTATACTGAATTATTTAATTTACCATCATCGAGTAGATCTTTAATACCGTCAAACCACAGTTGCACAGCTTCTTTTAACATGCTCTCGCTTACAAATAATTGAATAGGTTTGGGCAAAAGTCCTCTGGCCATATGTATTACATAATCAAATTTCTGCTGTCCTTGCTTGGATGCACGGAAGGTTTTCTCTGCTTCTACAAACAGCTTGTATACATCCAGTCTGATCCCTTCCAGACCTTTTTTTGTGATATAGTCGATCAGTTTCTTAACTAAAAAAACAATGATCAACGCTGTGATCACTGCCAAGAATAACACTTTATTCTGTTCAAATAATTCTTTCATCTTATCTCTCCTTCTTATAGTCCAGCTTGTTTGAGTACGAATCCGATTACTGCCCCGACAACTGCTGTTAGGACATACATAGAAATGCTTCTCCATTTTTCGCCGTCTCGGTTTTCCAACTCTTCCAGTCGCTTATTCTGTTCTGTTTGGTTAACAAGCATATGTTCCATGTTGATCGCAAGTTTTTGAACTGACAATGTAAGGTCATTGATCTGTCTTACTGTCACTTCTAACGCTTCAATTCTTTTGTTTTGTCGGGTTTGCTCATGATCAACATCACTCGCAAATGCATTATGTTCATTTCTACTTATGTATTCATCATCCAAATATGTCTCCTTCCTCAGCTACACCGTTGCTGTCGTTGTTATTTGACTTGTTTCTAATTCGGAAGAAAATATGCAATAGAAGCAATTAACATCACTTTCGTTTGCTTCAAGTCCTACGCTGATCTTAACTTTTCCACCGGTCTGTACGGGGTTAGGAGACAGGCTTACAGACTTAATTTCAATGATTTCTGCTGCCATCATACCACCTTCACTTCTATATGCTCTATTAAGATTTCGTCTAATACTGCATATCTGATGTCAAGTGTATAGGTACCACGCTTTTGAGGAGAAATCAGTGCTTCTATATCATGTTCTTTAATATTACAAACTCCAGTGCTTTCTTCAGCTTTGTCTTTCATGTATATTAGCGAATACTCCGCACTTTCAATTGTAAATTTCTCATTTTTAATAGAATGTATAGTAATTACTGCTGTTCTGGATTCTCCCGGGTGCATTATGATCACTTTCTTTTTTTGCATGTTCTCCTCCTCTTTTTTTCTTCTTATTTCTCGTTGTGCAAGGTTGCATACAAATCAAAAGGCTTCAGTGAAACTCTTAATGCTTTCAGATCTACTGTAAGTATGTATGTAGAATAGCTACTTACATTCCCTGCCTCATCATATGCAGTTAATCCGATTACATACCTGCCGTTTAATGTGGCTGGTATAACGGACTTCCATAAATCTAAAGAGTCAGCGGATCTAGTTAAGATCACTGACTCTCCGTTTACATTCCCCTCTAGTCGAACTACCATAACAACTAACCTAGTCCGTTACTTCAACGGATATGATAAATGTTTTGCCAGCATCGACTGGGTTCGGTGTCAATGTAACACTCTTGATCACAGGTGCGGTTGTGTCTAACGTAACGGTACGTGTTATTGTCGTTGTCTTACCAGCACCATCGGTTACAACAACGGTAATTGTGTTTGTACCTACTGCAAGAGTAAGGGCCTTGCTGAAACTTCCATCGCTTCCAACTGTGACTGCTTCTGCTGCTAAAGAATTAAGTTTAACTGTTACCGTGACAGGACTGCTTGTTGCATCGTTGGTTTTACCTTTTACTGTGCAAGCAGTTTGATTTGTAATAAGTTTATCCGTTGGGCTGGACAATGTTAATACAGGTGGAACTGTATCTACCTTAAACGATGTTGAGCTTGTAGCTGCTGCGTTTCCGTCATAATCTCTTGCATCCAATTTGATTGTATGGCTTCCATCGGACAACGCTGTCGTTGGTGTATATGTACACTGGTATCCGCCTGTGATCGCAGTCTTAGTTATTGCAACGCCTGTTACCTTAGTACCACTGTCTAGCGTGATACCGATTGTTGATGGATTAACACCAGAATCGGTATCGGTTACCTTCCAAGTAATTACAGGCTTGTTGTTTGCCGAATATGATCCGGACGTTGGAGACACGATTGCAATAACTGGAGCGACCTTCTCTTTTACCTTTAATTGCAGTGATGATCCTAACGTACTGTCGGTTGCATCTTTTGTGATTGTGTTTCCTGCCTCATCGGTTGCCTTAACCGTTACTCCGTAATAATGTCCACTCTGATTGTATGAACTCTTCGACGGAGCTGTTACCGTAGCTTCATATTTGCCGGTTGAACTATTAAAAGTCAGTGTATATGTTTGACCGTTAATAGTCGCTTGTACTGTTTTTACTGACACTTTTTTCTCCTTTCTTGTTCTCAACAACACAACTAAATTCTGATAAGGTTGATAAGGCAGATAAGGCTAACGTGAAATGGATTATCACTGGAATAGATACTTCTGCAAAAATTATTTTTAGCAATTGCTCTGAAATTACTAAAAAAGTAGATAAATTGGCGTGCCTATTGTTTGGAAATAGCAATGGAACGACAGTATTATCTGTCATTCGTGTACGTTTTTCAGCAGAGCATGTGGATGAAGTAATTCCTATAAATTTTGGGGACCTTAATCTTACAACCTCACTTGAATGGTATGGATTTACATTGAATAATCTAAATGCATACGGAAATTATGTATTAATAGCACCGCCGGGATGTTACTTTGAATAATTATAGCTGTATAGCAATTGCAATATAATAATACCCTTTTGGCATTTGAGCATTGATTGTGATAGCATTACCGCCTTTAGGGATATTGAGTAATGTAACGTCTTGTCCTGGGGCCTGAACTGGAACTAACATTCCGCTTTCTGCCTTGGCAGCTGTTAATCCTTCGATTGTCAGAAAAGAATATGTTTTCTCCCAGGTAAAAGGTACATCTATTCCGCCCATGATTACAAGTTCTTTCCCAACTTTAAACACATTTAGGTATGCTTTCAGGTTTCCGTTCGGAATTACATTAAAATCTTTTGCAGTATCAGAATTTAGCTGCGTAATAGCATCCTGTGCATTCGTCATGTCAGTCTGATTTGCTGGCGTAAATCCAAGGGCTGTCGTTACATTACCTTTGGTTAATTCTCCACGGATTGTAGCACTGCTTTTATTCTCCACATTGCCTAATCCAACTTGGCTTTTGGTAACTCCGTGAGGATTACTTTTATTCGCAAGATGATTAATCAGAGTTGTAATTGCAAGTTTAATCTTTGCAAATGCAATAGATATTTTCTCGCCACTTGATAAAGTCACAAGAGTTGTTGTATCTGAATATGTCGGTGTCTGATCATTTGTCGCTACGTTCGGAACGCTCCCTAAGCCTACTTGCGACTTAGTAACACTATGAGGGTTGCTCTTGTTTCCTGTATGCGTATTTAACGCTGTCTGCATAGTTTCAAATGTAACGTACCCTTCTGGATCAACCGTTGCTGTCATTTTTACATCATTATTAAGCTTGATGTAAAAATTATGTACTAACGACCATGACGGCATAGCCGATTCTGCCGGAACTTCTTTCCCTGTTGTACTTTGAGAAATCGCAAACAACACTTCACTTCCGGTTGATCCTTTTGCATAAATTCCAAGCTGTGTCATGCTGTATCCGGCAGATAAACCAGCGTTTGAAAACAATACTCCTATCTTGATTGTTTCGTTTGTTTTTGTCACGCCCTGTACTGTTCCAGACTGCTTAATTGATGATACCGCCGTCTGACTTTTCAAAGCACTAACGTCAACTTTACCAGCACCAGACTTGATCGCTGTTACTGTTATTGTTCCTCCGCTTAAGGCATTCTTTAATAATTCAATACCTGCATTTGTAATTACTGTATTTTCCCACATGATTTTATACCTCACTAACGATCGAAGAAGAATATTCACAAGATCCTGAAACAATCGCATAATTCAATGCCGTTTCTGATTCCATAACATCTGAGATACGGATATCACACAATAAATGTGCTGGCTTCAATTTATCAATTCTTCTTACTACTTCATCATAATTATTTACTACGCCATAAAGATTGACCTGAAATGTATTTTTTGCTGTATTTTCTATGAACTTTGTTTCTACGCCACTCAAAGCTTCTATGATCTTTTCAAACCTTGTAGGGTTTAAAGGCTTTTTTACCCTCATTTGCGAAATCTGTGCTCTCCTCTGCTCTATCGTCTGATCCGGAAGTGGTGTTATTCCATATTCTTTTTCCCATATAGAAAGCCCCCACGTAGCACGATTCACAAATATCTGGTCGATTATGTCTTCACATATTGTTTTTACATCGTCTAACTCCAATCCGATTACTTGGAACAGCCAAAGTCCGATTCTTGATTTTCCATAAACCGGCGATACATAGTCAATCATTTGTTTTGCACTTTTACTCGTCAGGATTTGCTCCATAAGGTCTGTTTTATACCACATAGTATTATCCCTCCGTTATTTTCACTGTTCCAAGAACTGGCATTTGACCAGATTCAAGATCTACATTTTTTGACGCTCCATTGATTTGTACACTGTCATAATCATAGACACCTGATACAGCCCCAAGGATACTGTTGATCGCTGATATTCTAACCGCACTATCATTTGATGAAACATTTAGCAAATATGTCTGAAATGCGGTTTTAAAATCATTCTGCACATTGCCAATTTCTGCTTCTCTCAAATAAACAACAGCTGATATATTAACTATTACTGTCTCCGGAGCACTTATCTCTAAAACTGCATTTGGCGGTGCTAAACGATCTGCTTCACTGTCTGGACGCATGATATAATTATATACAGCATCTTGAATCTGCTTCGATGCTGGTACTCCGTTCTGATCCATTAAGATGATCTTGATTGTTCCAGAGTCATCCTTTGCTGGTATCACAGTAACTGCACCAACACCGGGAACTGACAATGCCCATCGTTTATAGTCTTCCACATTCCCAACATAGGAAATGTCATGGCTTCGATCATACTCAACGATTCGTTCTCTTAAAGTATCATCATCCTCTTCATCCAAACCTCCTGTTACAGCTTCCTCATTTGTAACAGAAATTATTTCATCGAGCAGTTCCCCTGTCTCATCTCCAGTATGTAATACGATCGTATTTACTCCAACATTGCTTGCAGATCCTCCTTCTGCTGCTTCAATTGTAATCTTTGCATTTCCAAGAGAATCGACCGTAACTTCCTCAGTCGTTACAAAATCTATCGTATTCCCTTCGTCATCTGCTTCTGTAGAAAAACCATATCCTAAAGGAATAACAAGACCAGCTTTTGCCGTAACAGTAACATATCCTGAAGCATTTACCGATTCCCTTCGTACAAGACCTCTTCCATCAGCATGGTAATCCAATATATAAGACTCTTCACAAGTCGCCGGCGAAAGACTTTTCAATACTTCCACAAGCACGTATTCTTTTAGCTCTGCTATTTCAATCGCTGTTGGACGTGTAAAATCCCAAGGAAAACCGCCCTCTGATTTATCAATATCTTCTGGAAGGTTACCAAGCATTTTTTCATGAATTTCTTCTTCACTCGAATTGTTCAAGAAATCTGGCAATTCTAGTTCTTCTGCTTCCAATGCCATATTAGACCACCCCACTTTCAAATTGTGTCTGTATTTCTATATCTCCATCAATGCCCTGCACCTGTACTGTTACAAGACAATCATCTGCTGCCCATTCAAAAGTAATATTTCCAACATACAGAGTCCTCTCTGACGGATCAGCCATTAACGCTTCTTCTATCTCCCTCTGCAAGATGCTTTCTGCTTCTTCTCTACTGTCAGCTTTTAATGCACTTTCATAGTCAATCCCTATATCCGTAGAATATCCCTCATGTGCATATCGTTGTGTCATTAATGTTTTCTGACACCACTGCATCCAAGCTTCAAATCCCGAGGCTTCTTTTAATTTTCCATCGTGATTTACGACAAAGTCTCCAGTATCAAAATCAAAAAAGATGCTGGGTTTATAACCTGCATCTTCCTCTTCTTCTGTATTTTCTTCCTCAGTTCCTTCGTTCTCTTCATCTTCAAAATATTCTTCTTCGTTTTCATATTCCTCTGGGAAAAGATTATCCGGCATCTTCTTCATCTCCTTCCACTTTACCGATTACAACGATTTCCTCTGCATCTGTCCAGATCACTAATACTCGATCGCCATCACTTACTTTTGCATCAGATAACATCAAAAAATCGTCATCTGGTTCTGCACCTTCTGGATAAGAGTCAGGAAGAATCCCTCCGTCTTTCATAGTTCCAAGTTCTGCAACAACATCCGCTGCACTTTGGTTTCCTTTTGAAATCTGTTCGATCGCCCGGATAAAATTTTTTCTTCCATTTCTCTGCATAGAACTCTCCTTTAGTAAAAAACAACGTCCATCGTACCAGCCACACAGTCATGTGTAATACTTTTTACTGTTTTATTTCCTTTAAGTCCAGCGGTACCACATCCAACGTAAACGGTGTCTCCACGTTTTATCTTCGGATTACTGATCGCCGTTACTATATATTCATACTTGACCTTTGCACTGCTCTTCAATTTCTTTTGTGCTTGTTTCTTTATTTTTGAAAGTTTCTCCTTCTTGTCTTTATCCATGACTTCTTGGATCGTACCAAACTTCGATGTATTCTTAGATACTGATGCAAGTTTAGGGATTGACTTTTTCTTAGCTTCTCCGTAGATCTTTATCTTTGTAACGATATCATCCATTGTCTCTTTTATCTCTATGGAGATTACATTCTTTCCTTCCTCAATCTTATAAATCGTTGTATTAGTATTTGCATACTTGACAATCACTGTAGTTCCTTCAATCGTAAAAATATATCGGCTGGAAAGTTTACTTTTCGCTTTGTTCAGCACATATACGATCATATCTCCAATGTTCTTTTGCACTGGTTTGATCCTTTTGTTTTTGATTGATCCGTAACTGTATTTCAGTTTCAACTTCCATGCCGTACAGATTCTTTTTACAATTTCCTTTGTGCTGAGACCTTTTTTATAATAAAAATAGTCTTGGGATTTCATCATATAAATCAAGTAATCATAGGCTGTAAATGTTACCTTTTTTTCTGTATCGGTAACCCTGTCTCGATCCCAGATCACGCCTCGAAATACTTCAAAATCTCCATGTCCAACATTCGCATATATGTATAATCGATCTGATGGCTGAATCAATGTCGCAAGTGTTACACCATTTTTCGCAGCGTTCATTACTGTTAAGCTGACTTCCTTTGCCAGCGAATCAGGATCATCAGATATTGTCAAGTCCAGTATAACTTTCAGCTTGTATAGATCATATTCTTGCCCTGATGTTGTCTTTACAACCGCTTTATACAGTGGATTTCCTAAACTCGGCATATCTTCCTATCCTCCTATCATTTTTAACAGTGTTTTATAATCAGCGACACCGGTTACTGTCAATTTATGCTTTCGTTGGTAAGTTTTTATTGCTGATACTGTCTTAGATCCACAAGTACCATCCTGTTTAACTCCTACCATTTTTTGCACAAATTTTACGACTTGCCCTTTTCTTCCGGTCCGAATTGTGATTTTTTTCATGGCTGATTTCATCGAAGATGTCAGTTTTTTATCTACTTTCAGCTTCGAGTAGCCATCTTTATTCATTGCTTTCTTTAATTCCTCAACTTTGGAATTAGAAACCAATTTACTGCTTGGAACAGGGATCACAAGCACCTGTCCTTTATAGATCGTGTACTTGCTGATCTTTTTCTTTGGATGTTTCTTGCGTTCTTTTTTGTTCCTTGCATCAATCATTTTCTTATTTGCGTTATAAATAACCTTGTATTTTTTACTGGATCCAAGATATTTTTTAGCAAGTTTCCGTAAGGTCTGCCCTTTCTTGACTGTAACCTTTTTCTTTGTGGTTTTTGTACTTCTTTTCGTTGATGCTGAGGAAACACTTATTTTTTCATAATCAACGAATCTTACAGTGTAATAATAATCATTCAAGCTTTTGATTGTTGAATCATATTCAGATACAAGCATATCTACATTGATCTTAGTTCCTGTAATGCAGATATTTACCACTTTCCCATATTTAGCCCAGTATTTCATCAGTGCATCCAAGGTTTCCGGATCAGTCCACTCACGAACAAATTTCATGCCTTTTCTTGCTTCTCCGGGGAAAAAACATTCCCAGCTTAACTCCGAAAGATTTTTTCCGTTTGGAATACTGACCTGACCTAATTTATAGATATCATACTCTGCAAACTTCCCTTCGATTGATGATTCAATTTCTTCGGGAATGATCGGAATTTGTATCTTCTGATCATTCCCTTTTGAATTTTTTCCAGTAATATATATATCCATCACATTACCTCCGCTGTTCTGTTGGTTGTCGTTGATCCGATTGCATCTGCGATTGCCTGCATAATAGCATCTGCGATCTCTCCTTTAGAGGTTTTAATCGCATCAACTATGCCGTCATTTCCAGATGCATTAACGCTGATCGTAATACCACCAACGTTGATAACTGGCTGACTGCTACCAGACGAAGCTTTTCCTGATCCAGATGTTCCCCCAACAAGTCCACCTTTGGCATGCTTTGTCACGCCTAAAATCTGTCCTGCTTGATTCCAGAGAGATAATGCACGGCTTCTATGCCTAGAAAGTGGAATTACCATTTCGTTTCCTTCTTCTCCTAATTCAGAAACGATATGACCTCTGACCAGACTACCTTTCGCATTATGAAAGAACTTTCCATTTTTCGGTAAGGCTGTCTGTACTTTTGGTTTTGTCGTTGTCTTCTTTCCAGACGTCTTTTTACCAGATTTTGAACCGCTGTTATTCAGATAACTTCCACTCGTAATACTGTTGATTGCATTTGCTTGTGCGGCGGTTGTGCTTGCTGCGGATGCAATCGTTGATGCGGCAGATGCTAAGGCACTCGCAAGGGATAATGCGGAACTTCCAGCACTTTGTAAATTACCACCAGCTGCAAGCGACATTGATCCCATAGTTCCTAATTTTCCACCAGCTGTTGCAGACATTCCACCTAAGCCACTGACTTTTCCACCGGCAGAACTTGTTGCTCCAGAAAAGGCTTTCGTACTCTTAGAACCAGCGTTTGTCTGCTTTGTATTCTTCTTATTCTCCTCATAAGCTTTCTGAACAGAATTAGTCAGCTGATTATACTCTTTGTCTGGTCCAACATTCAGATTCTTATTTTTCTTACCTCCAACAGTATGTGCCATTGTTCCGCTCATTTTTGAGTCAAGTTTCAGTTCTTTGTTTTGCTTTTTATATGTACTCTGTACTGATTTTCTTAACCAATCTTTTTTCTTTTCGGATTCTGGCTCATATTTCTCACGGATCTTTCGTATGGAATCTTTATTGTAAGAATAATATTTCTGCGATTTTGCAGTTAATGAATTGTTATCCTTTAGTGCTTCCTTACGATTTTTAAGGTAATTATCTCCAAGGTACTTTTCTTGACCCTTTTGAATTTCTTTTACCTGTTTCGATGTTACATTCCAAGATTTCGCACTTTTTTCGGATTCTTTTTTGATCTTATCCATGTTCTTTCGGATATGATCGCCTGCTTTGTTACCTTTTGTCAGTGCTGCAAATCCACCAACACCGGCACCAATCAATCCACCGGCAAGTGTACCAACAATCGGAACAGCTGAACCAACTAAAGCTCCGGCGGCTGCTCCACCACCGACCATGCCAAGCTTCGTACCACCTCTGTAGTTTTCTTTTTTCTTAGTAGCTTTATTCTTTGATGTCGCAGCGTTGATAAAGTTACCTGCTGCACTTCCAATACCAGCAATTCCTAAAGCTCCACCTAACAATGAAGCCCCACCAACGGTTGCTGCTCCGCCGGCTGTTGCTGCTCCTGATCCAAGTTTTACTCCGAGATTTCCAAGAAAAGCTTTCCATCCAGTAGCCGCAACTGTTTCTCCATTTTTCAATGTAACACCAGATCCACCCAAGCCAAATAAGCCACCCGGTGTCCTTGTTGGTCCTGTCGGCTGTGTTGTCTTCGGTGTAGTTCCACTGCCAGTTGGTGTGACAGGACTTCCACCGTTTCCAGTGCCAAGCCCACCGTTCACATTTACAACGGATGCTGATACATTCATAAGTCCAATAGAACTTCCAAGAGGATTTCCAGAACCACCTGAACCACCAGTGATCAGGTCTGTCAAAGTCATTCCCTTTTTAAATAGTCCTGAGCCTATCTTAAGTGCCAACGCACCGGCAAGATAGTCCTCTATTCCGGCTTTATCTCCACCGGGTAATAAATCCTTAATAGATTCTTTAAACCAGTTCCCTCCGGCTTTAACGATATCCTTGCCTATACCAGATATCTTCTTAACGATCGCTGGTCTTCCACTGGAATCCCACCACTGTGAAAATGGATCGCCGATCATCTCTTGCCATGCAATGTTAATCTTTCCGCTGATTGAAGCATTTTTAAACTTGTCACTTTGGAATAATTTATTGGCTTTTTCTGCTAAATTTGATACTGCATCAACGGCTTTCCCAGAAATCTCTGCCGAAAACTTTTCAATCCCTGATCCCATTTCTGCAATCAGTTCTTTGTTCTCCGATCTCCACTGACGGAACTTACGAAGTCCGGGAGAAATGCCATCTCCAAGACCTTTTCCAAGCTTCTTAAATACGTTATTTGTAACAAATGACTTGACACCTAGCATCAGGTTTCCAAGGTTATCGCTCTGCTTTTCCATCAATCCGTCATACTTCTGAAAAGCTTTCATAGCCTGCGGCCATGTCTGGCTGATTTTCTTGTTCGATGCTGCAAGTGCTTCCAGTTTTGTTCTGTCCTGTCCAGAAATAGCACCCATTTCCTGTAATGCGGCGGTAGCTTCTCCAATTGTCTGGTGGTTCTTCATTCCGTCATACATACGTCCAACCCATAAGGCTACATCGGAAAGCTCGGAGTTCGTACCGGCTGCTACGTCTCCAACCATCTTTAAGCCTTTTCCAGTTGACAATGCATTTCCAGTAAATACCTGTAAGGTACGAGAAGCCTGATAAATTTCATCCCTCGTAAATGGGGTACTACCAGCAAACGTCGTCAGATCATCTATTCGCTTCTGGGCTTTCTTCTTACTTCCAAGTAATACCTCGAACGATGATTCCAAGTTCTGCTGCTGCACTTCCAGATCAATGGACGTTTTGATTGTTTGTCCAATCCCTACCGCTGCAAATGCTCCAGCAACGGCATTTTTGACATTAAATACCTTGGCTTTAAGATCACTTAATTTGGTTGTTGCAAAGTCTTTAATCTTAACTGCTGCGGTAAAAGACATTTTTCCAAACTTCAACCCAGCCGATGTAATTCTACGAATTTTTGGAGTTGCTTTATCGTCTGCTCCCACTTGGATTTTCGGTCTTTCCTTGCCCAGTCTTTCGCTTTCTTTTCGTGTTCTGTCAAGCTTCGGATTTGCCTTATCGTCTACATCTACATGAATCCTTGGCTTTTTCTTTCCTAGATCATCAAGTTCTTTTCTAACCTTTTCAGCATCTTTTCCGGTCTGGTTCAGTCCTTGCGATGCATGGTCTGTATACTTCGATACAACGTCAATTACGATTTCTTTATCTGCCACTTATGCATCGCCTCCTTCCATAGCTGTTATAAGTGCTGCAAAAATAAAAGCCCTTTCTCCTTCTGGGAGATCAAGGGCTTTTGATGGCAACATTCCAGTCCGTAGATAATTTTCTGCAAGCAGAGAAGCTAACGGACTGGACTTAATTAGTTTTTTGCATAATCAATAACGTTTGTACCACTGCCGGATAATTCTTCAATCTGTCCACTGACTGCTTCAAGTTCTCCAGCTGTAAGGATTTCCTTAATGATTTCTGCCTGTGTCATAACCATGTGACCAGCTTTGTTCAGTCCTTCTTTCAACGCTGGATTATCCCAGAATTTCGTTCCATCACTTTCTGGAACTGTTGCAATGTAAATCTGCCATGCCATGTAATCTGCATTGCTTACGCTTTTCTCAATCAATGGAAGTGATGCTCCACCCGGATTTGGCATATAAGTTGTTGCTCTCTTTCTGCAATCCGTGATCTCGTCAAAGGATAATGGACGAATATCGAATTTAAACAATTTCTGTCCGTTTCTTTGAATATTTAATGTCTGACTTACCTCTGTTTTATACTCTGCTGCCTTTAACAGACCAGTGATAAGGTCCATTTCATTTTCTTCTGTTACATTGATATTTGTTTTCTTCTCTGCCATTTTCTTATCCTTTCTTTATGCTGCCAATGATTTAATACAGTCTGGTACGCTGTTAACAATAAACTGGCACTGTCTCTTGATGATTTCTCCCGGTTTTACATCCAGAATGTTTGTATCTCCGTCAGGAATACATTCATCTAACAGATATTTGCTTTCTCCACCAGCAAGTGGTTCTGTAACACCGCCCTGTAAACTGAATGTAGGAATTTTCCCATTTTTAATCGCTTCCAGCATTGGTACGATCGTCAGATCATCTCTTACTACAGCTTCAGTGAACGATGCTGTAAATTTAACACTGTCTGGAACTCCATATGTCTGTACATCTCCTGCCGGATGGAAATCTACGTTTGAAAAATTCATTCCGATTGTAAACTCTTCCACGGATGCAAACCAGATGGAGACTCCATCCAGTGTAATAAAAAGCTTTCCGTCTTTTCCTGTCATCAGCTTTCTAGTATCAAAACCTTTTCCACTCATCTATATAACACCTCCTACTGTGCGATATACTGGAACTGATATGTTAAGTAGATCTTTTCCATGCTGTCAACGTCATCAATGCGGATAATAAAGTATGCATAATCCGCTGCATGTGGATTTTCTGTATCCTCATAAAATTCGTAAGTATCTAAGATCTTTCCTTCTCTGTTCATTTCAGCCAGTACTTTTTTAGCTTCCTGAATTACATTATCAACGCCTGCTGCATTGTTGCTGATCTTACCGATCAATGGTTCTAATGTACGATTGATACGGTCAAAAGCTTCATAACGGACAGCTGTACGTTTGATCTTCTTCCATCCTTCGTCATCGTCCTCATCCAGAACTGTATATGTGTTCACTCCTGAATCAAACCAGACCTGTCCTTCCTGTCCTTCTGACAAAAGAAGCAATCCAGATTTGATCGCATCGACATATTGTTCATTCGTCAGCTGTTCAATGCATGACTCCGCATCTGGAATCTCTGTATGTACAATTGATGTACTTGAATCTTTGCATCCAATCACACCTGCCTGAACTGCTGCAGCAAGGTATCCTTCCACCCTATCTCCGGCAGTATTATAATATCCGCTACCGCAGTAAATAAAATATGGTGCATTATAGGATTTTGCATTCGTTTTTCTTGTAGCAAGTGACTTTCCTGCCGCTTCTCCAAGTACGCAAACACCCAATGCACCGTTTGAATGGATTCTTTCCATGTATGTCTTCGCTAATGCTTTAACATCTTCTTCGACTGTATCAAGCACCAGTACATTCCAAGCATAAGTTTCGAATGCATTAAACGCATTGCTGTAATCTTCTGTTGTGACTGCCGGTGCTGATTCACCAGCCAAAGCCTGCTGTGCAACCGTCTGCATGATCCCGGATGCTCCAGAAACAAGTTCTGCGGATAAATACTTGCTGTCTTTCATTGCTTCCACCAGATTTGCAGCCTCATTTACATCCGCACCAGCGATAAAGCTTACTTTCTCAACAAGTGTTGCCCCATTGTAAACGGAACACTCTTTTGTCGTTTCATCTCCTAATTTCTGTTTTACAGTTACGGAGAATTTCAAAGCGGTTGGATATTTTGTCTTTAATGTAACTGCATTTGTGGCTGTGGTTGTCTGTAAGGACAGGCTTCCTTCTTTACCACCAGTTCCAAGACGGTAAAGATATACCGTGTTAGCACCTGCATCAAACAGTTTTACCGCTGCATCGATCGTTCCACTCTCCATATAAAGTGAAAGAAGATCACTCTTTGATGTGATCTTCTGAATCTCTCCAACTGGACCAAAATCTGCATGAACCGGAATACAGAAAACTCCGTTCATTGCGGATGCTACACCATTATTTGTGATCTGCTCATGTCTGCGATAAACTCCAGCTCTTTCCTTTTTCTCGCCTTTTAAAAATAATCCGGACAAGTTCTTATACCTCCTTCTTCTTAAATGTATCTACAAGTTTCTTTGCTGTGCTCTGCGTTGCTTCTTTAACACCTGCCCTTGCAAATGCTGTTCGGATAATATCTTGTGATACTCCTAACACCTGTGGATTTTCTGCATATTCATCCACAGTATAAGTAACTTCTGGCACTGTTTTTGTTTCGTCTTTCTTTTCTGCCATTGTTTCCTCCTAACTTATCGTAATTGTCTTTAATTCATCGACTGTTTCAATATCTCGTAGCTTTCCGTACTGACCTCTTACCGTTACCTGTCCATCTTTTAATGGATCAAGTTTCGTGCTGTATGCCAACTGATTTACAAAAAACGGCGATCCATCATTCATAACGAACCTCTCTCTTTCCTGTAAATCTTGCAGCAAGTTCATAACAAACTGATCAGCATTTACATCCGATCCGGAGATCACATGTACCTTGATGTTGTTTGTAAACCATGTACAAGCATATGTCGATGGGAACGTTCCTGGCTGCATAGAATCCAGTCTAGTATAAACAACCACTTCTTCATCATCCGGCTTCCAGATTTCGTCAAGTTCCGTGTTATTGATCACTGTCACGTTCCAGTTCTCATCAATGTGCTTTGCCAAAGAACCGACTGCATCCAGCGGAAGGTATGAATGTTTTGGAAAAGCATATGCATCGAATGTCAACACTGATCCACATACTTCTACATCCATTTGCCCTTCGATTGCTTCCTGAAATGATTCTGACTTTCTCCAGACAAGAGAAATCGTTGTATCTTCATCGGTCAAGAAAACTCCTTCAAACGCTTTTTTCAGGATCTTCTTCGCTTCAAGCAAGTTCTTATATCCTTGATTATTAAACAGATACGCTATTGCAATCTCCATCGTTCCAGAAACCTTACGCTCTGAATCATCTTTCAAATTCAGCCCATAGATGATACGCCCATACTGCGAACCATCCCACCTTGAATCAGAATCATCAGGTGCCTGATCCAAAAATATTGCTGGTCCATTTTTGAACGTAGCCAATCCGTTAATATTCAGGCTTTTTAAGTACTTGAAAATTATTTCTTTCATAGAGTTACCTCAAAATCTGAACCGAAGATCTTTACAATCTCCGGCTCTGCTTTCTTCTTAATTGGATCAATAAATGGTCGTTTTGCCATCTTTTTTGTGCCACCTTCCAGCCATTCAGCGTGTTTTGAATTACTTTTTATCCGGCTTGTAACTTGATCTCCTTCAATCAGAGTTTGATCATCCCAGTCCTGACGTAACTTTCCAGACTGTGGTGCTGGTGTTTCTCCCGGTGCGGATGATCTATTCGGAAGCCGTTTGTATTTCTTTCCAGAACCGCCTTTTGACAATACTTCGATCTCAATATTTCTAAGGGTGTTTGTTGCCATTGCACCCTTTCGCATCATCTCTCTTTTGATGCTTTCATCAAGATTCTTTGCACATGCTTGAAATTCAGCTTCTACGCCCATCTGTATCACTTCTTTCTAATACATAATAGATGGAAAACTGCCCTGTTCCAGCTGGATCTTTTGTACCCTTCACGATAAACTTACGATCATGGCACGGATCATCGCCAAGCAGTAACACATCGTTCTTACTTAGCTTAACCACTGGATGGTAAGACACAATCGTATGACTGATCGGAGTCTGGTTTTGTTTCCAGATTTCCATTGTCTTCATATCTGCTTCGGCTAGTATACCGTCTATGATCGCATCAGGGGCTTCTTTTTCATTACCCTTTACAACCATGCCATCGTCCATGACTTCGGTATCTTGCCAGTAAACACGGAAAGACTGCATATATTGATATGGTCTACCGATTGATGTCATTTTCAAAAGCGTCCACCTCCAGGATGATTCATCATACCAACGTAAAAATACTCTCGTTTTTCATTCTCATACGGCTTGATTCCAACACTGGAAGATGCAATTTCTTTTTTCAGATCATCATAAAGCTGTTTCCAGAAATTCATTCGATTACCAAAATTAAAAGAGACAGGACCAACACTGTTGTCTACGTCCTGTCCGTATTTGAACATCATATGTTCTAGCAATTTCAGTTTTGCCATCTTAAAATTGTCTGGATACTGCTCTAATACAGCTGTGATCTCTTCATCGGAAAGTGCAGCTGACATTTCATCCTTTGATACATCAGTATCCGCCAATTCGAACCGCATCTTCATAACATCATCGGAATTGATATCTTCTGGAAAATAGTTATACATCATTCTCCTCGCCACCTTCCGGCTGTTCTGCTGGTTCTTCGGTTTCTTCTATTGCCTGACTAATATCAATATCAGTGGAAAGATCAGCAAGTCTTGTTTCAACCGCTGCCTTAATTCCTTTTCTTGAATCAATCTCATGCAGCAATTCTAAGACCGGTACATCTTCCTCTGTCATGGTCGCAATCTCAATTTTTGCCTCATCTATTGTTTTCTGGATGGTTGCAAAGAACTGTGATAACTGCTGTGCGTTCATTACAAGCTCGTGCTTTGATTGTAATAACGGAATTGATAAAGTGTTAGGGTTAACACTTAAATTCTCTGTATTTGCTCCATTTACACTTGCTGCTTCTGCAATGTGTCCAGACTTCTTTAAGAAAAGAGAGCGTCGTTCATCTACGATACCCTCTGGAACAATTTCTCCGACCTTATACTGCCTACCGCAAAATTTGACTGGCTTTAATGCAACATAATTCATACTAAGCACCTCCTACTCAGCTACACATCCTGTTAAGAATGTTGCGAGATCATCGGAAGTCTTTTTCATATCTGTTGCCATAAGTCCTTCGATGAACTCTGTATGAGTTCCACCTTCTCCGTCAAATTGTGATGTAGCCATCCACTGTCCGTTTCCTAACATATCCCATGTATAAATGTATCCGGCGGATGGTTCTTCCAAAGATACTTCTTTTGGTGCATAAGTCATTAATGCACTGCTGTCGTCAAAGACAAACTTCATATCGGCTTTCTGACCGATCTCTGCTGCATTATATGTTGAATACAATACTTTAACCTCTTCAAAGCCGAGGACCGCTGCAATTACCTGTTCGTCTACAAGTGCTGGGTTTGGTGTTGATCCTGAACCAACAACTCGATCTAAGAACTGTGGATGATTCTTGATTGCTTTAAATGTCTTATATCCTAAGCATAATTTGTTTGGTAATCTACGTCCGTTTAAAAGCATTTCCTGTTTCATATCGTCAAACGCACCTACGATATCAGCATTGGCATCGTCGAAACGCACGAACTGTTTAGATGTTGAAGCTGTTGTTTCTCCTGTCTTAACATTTCCCCATGCATTAGCATTGAAAAACTTGTTTGCAAAGATCATATCAAGATGTAAATTCATCTGCTCCGAAATCTGTCTTACCTTTGCACGTCTTGGATCAATCGTTGCTGGTGCTCCTGTTCTCTGATAATCCAGAGATGTGATGTTATCTACACCGACAATAACCTGATCTACCTCGCATTTGTAAGTACCATCTGAGTGAGAAAATACAGCTGGATCTACTTTGCCGTATTTAGGCTTTCTTCTTACCTGATCTTTTGCAATCTCTTCTTTGTTGAAAATGTAGTAATTTCCTGTACTTGCCTGTACTGGAAGGATTGGAAAGATACTTGGTGCAACGTTCATTCCCGGTGCCTGAAAATAGCTCATTGCCATGTTAGTTAAGTAATAATTAGGTTTCCAGCCTTTCGCAATATCAACTGCGATTGCTGCTGCGTTATTATGTCCTGTGCTCATTTATTCTATTCCTCCTTTATTTACGCTTCGTATCCAGCATGGATGATCGCAACTCTTACGATATCTCCTTTTGCTGTTGCCGGTGCAAGTGCCATAGCTAAAATGTACTGCCCTGTGGTTGCCTTCTGACAAAATCCCTCTGCATCTACAGCAAGGAAATCTCCAGAATCAAACGCTGCACCAGCGGTCCACATGCCCTGATTTCTGATCTGAACAGTAATATCATCGCCTTTGGCTATTGTCTCATCTTCAAGGACCACAATTCCTGTTGCTTTCTTTCCAGCTTCAGGAAGTTTCGCTCCATCTTTTGTTAATACGACTGCTGCAGCTGTTTTAAGTGCTTCTCCAGCTGTCGCAACGATCACTGGGCTATCATTGATCGGATTGTATTCATATGTTCTGTTTGCCATCTTCTCTGTATCTCCTTTCCTATTTGTCGAACATTGCTCTTAATTCAGGATCATTCTGCATGACGATATCCTGTGCCTGTGCATCCGTTAAGTTCGGCATAGATTTCTTGATCTCTGCTACCTTTGCATTCATCTTTGCAGCACCTTCTGTATCGTTGTTTCCTGTGTGAGCTCCACCAGACTTACCAATTTCCTCAAATAACCCTGATTTCTGGATCACTGCAAGGTTGTTATCCATGGATGCAATGAAATTGTTGTAAGCTTCATCGGATGTTTCCTTCATGGATTTCAGAACTGGCACTAAGTCCTCCGCTTTTGTCCCTAATAGTTCATACTTCTTAGCAACTTCTTCTAAGGACTTCTGTTCTGCTTCCTCTGCTCTCTTCTGGATCGGTTCCATGATCTTTGCCATCATGTCAGAAAAGTTCTTAGTAACATCTTCCATGGCGTTACTCATTGCTTTGTTAACTGCTTCCTGGATCTGATCTTCTCCAGCTCCGGAATTAAATCTTTTTTCAGTACTCTCTTTGCTTGCATCAGCCTGTAATGCTTTTAATGCTTCTTTCTTTTCTTCTTCTGTCATGTTGCTAATATCAAATGCCATATTGTTCTCCTTTACGACTTCGGTTTCTTTTTCTTTGTTAATAGTTTCAGGATCGCAAGATTTCTCAATTACCTCTTGCATTTTTGCGATTTCAAAATCATCCGCAACAACAGTATCTTCTTTGTCTGTTGCTGCACGTTCTAATTTGATCCAAGACTTGGATGCATCATCCGAAAATGCCTTAAACTGATCAATGCTCTGTGCGATCGCTGCCTGTTTATCTTCACACTCTTTATCGAGTAAAATTGACACGATCGACTGTTCCAGAGAGTTACAAGCATTCCAGATTTGATCTCTTACGTCATAGATCTTTTTTTCGTTCATTACATCATCAAAGGATGTTGCTTCATCTTCCATGGATTTCCTGACATCCTCTGAATTTACTCCTAAGCTGTCACAAAATGCATTAAAGAATCGCTTGAAAAAGTTTCCCTTCGGCTCTTCTGCACCTCCTCTCTTTTTAATCAGGATATTTGCTTTCTGATCTGCTCCGATGTCTACTGCATCAATCTTTTTTACTTCCAGATCTTCCAGCTTTGTCTTTCCTTTTGTTTTCATGTTTCCTCCTTTCTAACGACACTTTTTCGAGTTTTAAACACGAAAATTGCATTTTCTAATGCGTTTATTGCGTTTTCAATGCATTTTATTGCGTTTCAAAAACGTAAAGTGCAATTTCAAACATAAAAATAGACCAATTTGCATTTTTGCAAAATGGTCCTTAGTTGAACTAATTTATTGATCTATCGTTTTTTTAGTTGAACTATTTAACTTTTTCTTGAACTAAATTTTAGATTTAACTTAATTTTTAACTAATTTAAAACTAAATTTCAGTTTTTTCTTTCAGATTTCACTTCCTCAATGATCTTCTGAATTTTTCTTTTATAGTTCTTATTCCCTGTCAGCCTTATGTGGCTTTCCAAAGTCCTTAGATTTCTGGATGTTGGAACTCGTCTACGCTCCACATTCTTCTTAATTGCGATCGCAACTCTTTTATTCCTACAGTGCGTATGATGCAGATCAAAGCAATCAGGATTGTAAACGATCCATTCATCTTGTCGGTGTGATTTCTTAATCTTAAGAATGCGATCATCTCCTAGTTAATTCCTTGCCATGCCTGTTGCAGCAAAAATCCTAACAGTTCCCAGATCTTGTTTTTGATCCTTCCCATGCAAATATCTTTGCCGATCTTTTCATCGTAATTCTTTGGATCAACACACGAAGATGATTCCACGATATCAAAACCATTTCGAAGTACACAACGAACAACTGTTGTTGTCTCTCCCATCGTGATTGTTTCCGTAGATGCAATAAAATCATCGACCATCTCTGGACCAATACTTACTCCAGACGGAAGATTTTTATTATCATCCACTTTCATATATGCTTTTTCGAAAACGTCCTTTGGAGACCAAGATTCGTACCCATCTGGATAGACAACCTTATACCCTGTGATCTCCTTTGTAACTGGGTTCCTCTCTGGTTCTGCCTGAATCAACTTAGCACCGATATATTTATCCATTATTCTTCCTCCTCAACTTCAATACGTTTCGCTTTGCCCTCAATACTGAACATCGTATAAGTTCCGTCTTTGATCTTTGCCCATACTTCATCGTCTGTGATATGGAATCCAACCCACCAGCCCTCTGGCAACGTACCTTCCTCTATACCGATAGTTTTCATCTTTTCCTTAGTGAATATAATACTCTCGATTAAAACGCCTGCACCGCCTCGCTCGTGCATCTCTCCGGCTTCACGATAGAACTCTACATAGGTATATGCTGTCTGTTCTAGTTCTTCCGGATCAATTAAATCGTTCTGGCGGTCAACCAGCTGATTTCCATTCTCATCGACTGCAATCTTAGCCCATCCAAAGACGTACTGCTTTTCTTCGTCCTTCTTAGTAATATCTACTCGATTCAAGGACTTTCGTATACTGTCCTGTGTCTGTGCTGGGGATCGTATATAATCGTTAAAATATCTCATGCTTCCTCCTTCTTATACAGCCGATCAAAGTCATTCTTACGAACTACATTCAACCGACCGACTGAATCTTTTACAACGTAGTCTCCTATTCTTGCAACAAGTCTGCCGCCTTTATATCTCCGTGCATTAAAATAGACCGTGCATCCTATAACGGCTATTGCTCCGTCTTTCTGTACACGATCTATCATAATTTCTTCGGTATTCATTTTCTTTGTGAACCAGTCAGGGGCGATCATATCAATATCAGGTGTGATCTGCACTGCCTGAACTGTCTGCTCTATTGCTTTGTACTTCATCATTCTTCTTTCTTTGCATATCGTCCAGTTCCATTTGCATAATGGATTCCGTCACAGATTTTCATAGTTACTTCTAACATCCCTAAAGGTTCAAACTGCCTACGAATATTTCTCGGAATTGTCTTATCCTTTAACCATTCATGCATATCGTCCAGTAATTCAAACCATTCTTGTTCGTGTTCTGATACATCCATATCTTGTTTCATTAGCTGATCGAATCTTTCTTTTAATTCAAGATGTTTTTCCATTTTCTAAAGCCTCCATCCAGTGCGATACCTTCTGATAATCTTCAATATTTCCTGATAACATTATTTTATCATAGATCATATTATTCAGCCAGTCATACCTATCTGGTAACGGAACAGAAATAAGCTTCATTGCAAAATCATAATCATTTTTAAATAACCCAGCAACTTTATTTATATTTCTTAAAGCTTCTGTCATATGATCGTACTGTGATTCAAGAATTTGTATATTCTCTTTCTTGCTAATCTCCTGTGCTGCAAACTGTACCGAACCCTCTTCCATGTTCTCATACTGTTTATACATTTTATGATCATATTTTGTAACTGATCTAGCGTGTAACTGTTCATGTAACAAAATATGTGGGGCTGTTTCATGTCTGGTTATAATATCTCCGTTCCACTGGATACCATAAACACCAGAATCATCATCAACTACGACCTTTCCACTCCATGAGCTTTCAAGATCAAGATGTTTGTCTGCAATCTCTGACATTTTATTAGCATGAGTCTCTATTTCCTCTGTGCTGTACTCTCGCAGTTCATCTTCTTCTGTTTCATACGCTGCGGTCATAGATTTTGAATTGACATACATAACACAGCATTTACACCTCGGATGAAGCGGAGGAAGTAGCTTACCTGGGGCAAATTCTTCGTCCATTCCAACAACTTTTCCGTTCAGTTCTCTACATCTGCTGCATGTATTCTCACTGTCCGTTGCGGACCATTTTTTGTCCTGTGGTGGTAATATACCCTGATCGACAAGATTCTTTGTATGCTGGTATCTGCCATACTCATAGGCAAATGCTCTTTCGGTCTGTGCGATCGTCTTTGCTCTTTCTCTGAGCTGACGTTCTGCATACTTCATCTGCTTGTCTCTTGCCATCTGTTCAATCTTTTCTGGCTTTGTTCTTGGGTGTTTCTTCTCCAACTCTGCCTTGATCGTCTCATAATACTTCATAGCTGCCTGAGTCTGTGGCTTTGTTAAACCAATACAGGGACGGATAAACCTTGCAAGCTCATCTGTTCCCATATGTTTTCTTATTCCGATATCGATCATTGACTGAATTGCATCTTTCTGTACTCTTGTACAATTCGTTACAAGCTCAGCTGTGTGATTTTCCAACCAATCAGATACCGCCCAATGATCTGCATCAAATTTATATCCAATGTCTATTCCTTTGTGCTGGTTTTGATTTTTAGCACCAGCTTTCATTGCTTTAACCATCTCTGGTGCAATCTTATCATGAACCAGTTTTGAATAATCCTGTTGCCATTCTTCTACAGATTTCTTGGAGATCACACCAGCCTGAATAGCTTCTCTGATCTCTTTAAATGTAAAAACCGTCTGCTGATCCTTCCAATACCTGACCAGCAAGCGTGTTAATTCTGGACTGCTGCTATTAAGAAACCTCTCTAATGCTTCTTTCACATCATTTGGCTTCATCGATCCACGCTTCTTAACCTTTCGGAATAGGAACATATAATCAGCTCCTTCCTAATCGTTTCTTGGCTTCCTGTACCTTTCCATCATCTTCGGCAACGTCCTGATTGTCCTCTGGGTGTACATTATTTCCCTGTGATCCAAGATCATTTGTCTGCTGATCTTCTCTATCAGGATCAATGAATCTTTCATCGTCAGCTACCTTTGGCGGCAAATTGGCGGCTTCTCGAACATATGTTTCCAATTCGTCGTCTGGGATCAATACACCAGTGCCAACCATCGTCTGGATGTACTGTGCTAATTTGTTCATGTCGATCTTTTCAATATCTCCGTGAACCATCTTCGGGTAGTCTGTGATCCCCTTGAAATGTTCTCCGTTTAGATCAATCAATCTTGGGATCGCTTGGTTATTAAACGCTTCACAGATAATGTCAAGGTATGATCCAATCGCTACAGCAAATAACTCTGTCTTATCATCGGACAGTGCAAATGATCCAGTGTGTTCATGCCCCAACAGAATAAAATCCGCAAGCGTTGTCATTGCTATGCGGCTATCATAACGATTTATGATCTCGTTCGTATCAATCTGTCTGCTTCCACCTGTGGAAACAAGCTCGAACTTAAATCCCGGTGGTAACACGATTCCAGCACTTTTGTCTTGTCGGACATTCTTTACCAAACTATAAGCCCAGGTTAACATTCTTGAGCCTTCGGGATCATCTGGATTATACAAGTCAACACCTTCTGGTGGTGTGACCATCGGTATACCAGCGAGATCTCTTTCAATCCCGATCCCTTCAAATTCCTGAATCCCTTTTTTAAAGTACCAGGAACGATAAGCATTTCTGAGGATGCTTCGTCCTTCTGGATTTCCTTTTCTGGATCTGGTTCTGAAATGGATTGCCTTTTCCAGTGGAATCGTATAAAGCCCAAAGTTTGGCGGTGGCATTTGGGTCATGCCGATAAGATTATCTTCATTGTCATACTCCCACTGATACAGAGAATCCTGTGATCGGATAGGAAGCTTTCTCCATCCGATTAAACCATCATCATATTTGCTGTTCGTCTTAGGATTTCCTGTCCGCCCTGATCTCCTCTTATATACGATCTCATGATACGACCAGCCGTATGTAAGGAATGATAGGATTTCAGAGACTGTATCAGTCCATGTGGTCTGCATATCATTCATGCAAGACTCAACAAACTCTGCTGCCTCTATGTCCTTTTGATCGTCTCCCTGTGGCTCTACGGAAAACTGTGCCTGTCTAAGCAATGTATCTAACGCAAATATGATTGCTCCAATCACATCGTCGTTAGATTCCATTTCTGTATATACCTTTACTCCTCGTTGTCCTCTCAGCTCTTGGAGAAATTCTTCGTAAAAGCTACCGCCCCACCGATTTTGACCGATGCGACCTATTTCATCATACAATGCTATTTCACCTCCAGTAACTATCTTTTGTTCCAACATCACTTCCTGGAACACTGATTGGTTTAATTTTGTTTCTGTAGCAAGATAAAACAACAGCATCTGCCCGGTCCGGAGACTCTCCGATGCGTTCTTTCATTGCTTTTTTTGATTCTAGTCGTATCTTCCCTGATGAACTAAGATCATATTTTCTCGCACTTAATTGTGCGATAAGCTCTGTATCATTTGGTAATACTGCTTCTTTTTCTTCTAACATATCTCTTAATATGGACCATGCATAAGATGTGATATCATGATATTTTTCTGCTGCTTTCTTGTCTGGAACGGCAGCAGAAAAATTAACCGGAACGATAACTACACCAGATAGCTTTCCTTCCGATTTTAATTCATTCAAACGATCTGTTACTCCTCCACCAAGACCAGTATCATCTATGATCACATATATTGTTTTTTTATATTTAAACTTTTCCTTGATATTCCTACACTCTACAACAACATCTCCTACAGTTTTCATTAGATCTTGACCATGCCTAATCTTTTCTAGTGTGATCTTGTTATTCATATTTCTTGCGATCACTGTGTCATCATCACCAAAACGGGCCACATCGACTCCCAAAGTGCAAATATCAGCTGGTGGTATCTCTTCCAGGATGATCGATGCTTCCAACATTTCCAAAGGCATATAAACATCATCATCCTGTTTAGGAAACAATCCTTTTACTCTGACTCTGACAACATTACTTTCTTCTCCATATTTCCTGATCAGAGAATCAATGTTGTCCTTATTAGTTCTTTTAGACTCTGCGGAGTTTACAGTGATGCAATAATATAATTTACGATCCGATGTATGGCTGTCGTAAAATGTACCGCTTGCTTTTGTCGGGTTTCCACAAAGTAGCAATTTATTATTTGATCCTGTCAGAGTACCTAAGATTGCTTCCATGATCGGATCTGCAACACCAGAAGCTTCATCAACGATAAATAGCATATTATCCTCATGGAATCCTTGCATATTTTCTGGAGTGGTTGCTGTTCTTGCTACTGCATACCAACGTTCTTTGCTGCCAATCATAGATATTTTTGTTTTGGTCCACTGTAGTATCTCCTTCAATAACGGAGATTTACTTTGCCACTTTGAAACCTCTGCCCATAGAACATCGTTCAACTGGTGCAGTGTTGGGGCTGTTGCAACAACTCTTGCATTCTCAAAACAGCTTAAAAACCATAACAATGTTGCGGCTTCAAATCCTGTTTTTCCAACACCCTGTCCGGATTTTATCGTTACTTTTGAATTATCTCTTAAAGCAAATGCTGCTTCTTTTTGCCATTCATCTGGATAAAAAAAAAGAACTTCTTCAAAAAATTGAACTGGATTCTGCTGCCATAAAGGAATACTCTCTACAAGGAAATCATGTAATACTCTATCATCCATCTGATTCCCTCGCTTTTTTTACAGCATCCATCCAAGATTGAACTGCATCTTCTCCTGTATCAGTTCCACTGTGTCTGATTTGTTCTGTCTTAGCTCTGATCTGCTCAATCTTAGCTTTCTGTTCAACTGTAGCAATATCCATATGATCTGCAAGCCAGTGTAAAGCTTTCATCTTATCAACCAGCTTAATACTCGCTCCGTCTTTTCCTTGCTTCACTTCCGTAATCAACGTTCCATCAACATCTTCAGATTGTTTGAATTTCACAGTATTGACTTCTTTTTCGAGAACTTCTTTTTCTCCAGTTTCTTTGTTTTCTACCATTACTGGACCAAAAGCACCAATAACTTGAATATTTTCTCGCCCAAACGATACATAATCTGTCACATCTGCAAACGCAATATCCATGTACTTTTGAAAGATATCTTCCTGCTTTAACAGTTCCCTGTTCATATGATTCTGCTTTAGCTGTTCAATCTCTTTTCTGATCACTGGATTCTTCATAAGCCTGCTTCCTAATACGGCAGCAGATGCATAAGTACATCCTGGATAAGCTTTCATGTAAGCTTTCGTATAATTAAACATTCTGGATTGGTACAAACAAAAAAGCTGCTGCTGATCGGTAAGTTCATCGTTAATTACAACTTGACTTACATCCTCTGCAACGGCTTCTTTTTTGTGTGCACCCTTTTTATTTTGTGTGCACCCCTTTTGGATGCATCCTGTCTTTTTGTTCCTCGACCATGCGTATCGTTTCTTCCACGATTTCACAGTATTTATCGAAACTTCATACTTGGCAGCAATGTCTTTATACTTCATTCCGGCCACATAATCGGATTCTGCCAATATGTAGTTTTTTTCTTCATTCAAACATTACCACCTTCTTTCTTATTTCTTAAATGGACCTCCAGGGACTCGAACCCCGGACCGATCGGTTATGAGCCGACTGCTCTGACCTACTGAGCTAGAGGTCCTTAGTTAAAACATTGTTTTAATTCTTTCATCTGATCATCTATACATGCTTCAATTGTTGTAAATCCTTTTCTATGTTCAAATCCTTTTCTTCTCAATTCTGCTCTTACTGTCATTAATTCTTCTTTTACTCCTTCCAGTGCTAAAATAGCTCAAATCTTCATATCCTCATTCATGTTCTTCTCCTTTCTTGATCGTCTAATTTTTTAGATAATAGGCATAAAAAGACTCGGGGTCCGAAGATCACCCGAGTTCATTCATTAAGTAAAAAGAAGAGGACTAATTATGAAGTATCGCTTCATCTAATCGCTCTAGCCTATATATTAGCCTATTTTTTGCGAACGTGACCGAACATTTTCTAATTTTCTTGAAAAAATCTTGTATTTCTCATTCTACAACTGTCTTCTGTATAAGCTACTCGCCTTTTAGGGTGTAACTGATTCATCTTATGTGCTACCTGCAGCCACGTCATGCCATCAATGTAATAAAATCTAAACATCATTCTTAGTTCGCTCTTCTCAATGCTATTTATATATTCTTCCGCTTGATTCATGAGTTCCAGAAGTTCATTTTCTTTTTCGATCAACATAGCTTTTCGTTTATTAAGCAGCAGCCTCTTTCGTCTTAACTCTGGTACTGGCATACCCTCAACAACAAAGTGCTGTATTCCACCCATACCACCGCTTACTGTGTCTTTTACGGTTCCTTCTTCTGCAATTCTTAAGATCTGCTTTTCAGTCTCTGTGATTCTTCTCCTTAAATCTTTAATTTCTTCTTTCATGTCACAATATTGGATCAGTACGTTCTTGTCCACGTTCTCCCCTCCTGTTACGATTTATTATCTGCTGCCTTATCCGGTCTGTCATCTCCTGGTAGTCTTGTTTGTATAGTACCCGATCGGCACAAATGCCCATGCAGATTATCTCTGCACAGGCTTTGCATGGATCAATCATATCTGCCTACCGCTCTTTCTTTTCATCTGGCGGTTTCTTATGATCGCTTTTCTTGCATTTGAGTAATAAGGCCGTGATTCTTTCTCTCTTCTTCTTAATTCCTGTTCCTTTGCCTTCCAGGAAAGATACTTCTCACATCCTGTTTGACAAGCAACTCTCTTTGATCCGTGCGATCTATCTTTACAATTTAGGCACGGACAATCTCTATATGCCATTTATGTATCAACTCCTTCGACTTATTCTTCAACTAATATTTCAACTAATCTAATAATTAGTTCAACTTTCGTAACGGACATTTGCTGCATACTGTTTCTATCAGCTCATCATAGTCTTTTATTTCGCTTGGATACTTGCAATAGCTATCACAGATGTCGCTTTTTATTCCATCAAAAAATTCTGTTATTGTCTTTGGTTCCTCTTTCACGACACCTGTAAGATTCTCTGTTATTGTCATAACTCATCCCTCTCTTTCGCTGCAGCACAGAGTGACATCACTGCCACTCCTGCTACTGCTCCAATAACTAATCCGCTTAAAAATCCAACGATCATAAATTAACCCTCCATCATATTTTTAAATCTGTCTTTCTACTTCACTTCTGGATATTTTTCGTGATCAACCTTGCACTTAAACGTCTCCCCAGTGTTTCACGCAATGCCTATGTACAAAACAATCTGTCCTTCTCTTTGTTCTGGACCACTCTGTCTCATCATCCTCTGGATCCATCACTTCGCCACAGACTACACAGCGAGGATGATCCCCACCGTGTTTCTCTCTGGTCTTCTTGTATGCGTTCATTGCTGTCCTGTTATTTTTAATCATTGTCTTTCTTCCCCCCCTGCATCATAGATCTCACATGAGATCACCTTATTGCCAACTCCGTTATCCACAACTTCGAAATCGACATCGTATCCGACCTCAGCCAGATGGTCGATGATCCCAAAGTCATTGCCATTATCCTGCGAATGAATATAGACCTTCGCAAGTTTCTGTCTGATCTTTGCCATAATTAATTCACTCCTTAACTTTCCTTAACGATTTTCTCGGATCGTAAGCTCAATGCCAGTCTCATCTCTGATTGCCTCCAGGATGTCTGCCCATGTAACTAATCCGTCATTCATGCATTCTGTTTTCAAGTTAAACCTTGCTTTGAACTGATCCAGCCGTTTCTTACCAAAACCAAACTCATCTCTCAGCACCATGACGCTCATAGCAAGAACGGTATCCAGGATCTGCTCCTTAATCTTCTGTGCTGCTTTATCCATTTCTCTATGATCGACAGGAACCTTGATTCCTGTAACTCTCCGGCGTTTCATTTCTTTCTCTAAGGCTTCCGCTCCACCTTCTTTGACAATGCGTAAAGCAAGTTCCAATCCTTCGGTCCTGCCTTCCATCTTTGCATTAATCTTTCCCATCGTTCTCTCCTTTCACGCTCTTGATCCTTGCCTTTAAGGCATCCAGAAACGAATCCTGTGTAACTTCTTTTGCTTCCAGCGCATCCATGACGTTCTCATCATATCCGCCGGCAGTGACTAGATGATGGATCACAACATTCTCTTTTTGTCCCTGTCGGTACAATCTGGCATTTGCCTGTTGATATAACTCCAATGACCAGTTAAGTCCAAACCAGACAATGATGTGCCCACCTGCCTGGAGGTTTAATCCATATGCTGCACTTGCCGGATGTGCAAGTAGGATATCCATCTGCCCATTGTTCCAGGCTGTGATGCTGTCCGGATTCTTTAACTCCCCGATCCGAAGCTTGCTCTTTTTCAAAGCCTTCTGGATCCGTGCCTTGTCATGCTTAAAGTTATAAAACACTAAAATTCCTTTTCCTGCATTCGCATCGATGATCTCTTTTAAGGCTTCGATCTTCTCGTCATGTACCTCATGGTATATACCGTCTGCATCATAGACAGCTCCGTTGCAAAGCTGCAAAAGTTTATTGCTTAAAGCCGCTGCACTTGTAACGTCAATAGTCTCTCCATCGATATCCGCGATCATCGTCTTCTCCAGTTCTTCATACTGCTTCTTTGCTTTATCTGGAAGTTTGATATGACGGACATTATCGATCCGTTCTGGTAATTCCAAATAATCCTCTGCTTTCATGGAGATACAGATATCTTTGATCCGTTCATTGATCTCTTCGTCTGCCCATGTCCTCGGATTGTACTCATAGATCACATTTCCGTTTCTTGCTCCCGGTGTGAAGTAATTATCACGATATCCGGTTAGAGTCTTTCCTAGCCGTTCTCCTTCATCCAGAAGATAGATCTGTGCCCACAGGTCTTCCAGTCCGTTCGGAGTCGGTGTTCCTGTAAGCCCTACGATCCGGTGGATGTGACTCCTGACACTTTTTAATTTTCGGAATCGTTTTGCTTTGTTGGACTTAAAGCTCGACAACTCATCAATGATCACCATGTCAAACGGCCAGTCATTTTTGTAATAATCAACCAACCACGAGACATTGTCTCTTGATAACACCCAGATGTCGCCGGGTGTGTTGATCGCTCTGATCCGCTGTTTGATACTTCCAAGAACCGGGATCACCCGAAGCATCTTTAAGTGATCCCATTTCTGTGATTCCCTTGTCCATGTATCTTCTGCAACCTTCTTCGGTGCGATGACAAGAACTTTTCGGACCGCAAACCGATTGAACCTCAGATCATTCACTGCTGTCAGTGTGATCACTGTCTTTCCAAGCCCCATGTCAAGAAACAATCCTAAGACCGGATCCGTGATCATGCGGTTAATGCAGTATCGCTGATAATTGTGTGGTACAAATTTCATATCATGCCTCTCTGTTCTAACTCTGTGATCTTGTCCAAGGTCTTACCTGGATTCCATGCTTCGATCTCCCAGATTACTCGGTCAATATCTTTTTTGTTATCAAGAACGGTTGCATAGCATCCCGTTGCTAAGATCTTACGGATCTGGACTTTCTGAAGTGGTGTCGTTTTTTCTCCCGGACGTTTCAATTCTACGAATCCAGATTTTCCACCCTGAAGGACTACAACCCTGTCTGGTACTCCAGCATTGCCCGGGGATACAAACTTATACGCCATACCACCGACCTCTTTTACTTCATCCCTGAACTTGGATTCTATACTGCTTTCTCTCATATCATTCTCCTTTGCCGTAAACATGTAATCGAAATCCCCTATATATATACGCGTGTATGTGTGCACATGGGGTACGTTATACTATTACCCTTTATATTTTATTTTTAAAGAATTTAATGTTTACAATGTTTACATTCTATTCAAATCAAGTATTTACGCGGTTTTCATTGTAAACAATCGTTTGTTTACAGTATGTTTACACTGTTTACATTTCCAAATATTGTATGTTTACATTTTTTATGCTTATGCTTCTTTGTTTACACGGATGTAGCCCCTTTGTGTGCCATAAGGACCGAATCTCGCAGATGATACTCGATCCCATCCACTAATACAATTAAGAATGCTGTTAATCTCTATGATGTCATGTCGTTTCATTTGCTTTAAATCGCCTCCGAAGCACTCACACCATATCTCTGCCGCACAAATCCTTTCTCTATTTACTAAGTTGTTCTCATCTTTTACCTGAAATTCACTGTTGAAAAATGACCTTCTCTGTGCCTGACTCTTTTCCTTCCAATCTGTTGGAATCTTCTTCTCTAGGAACTCTCTGATCACACCTTCTTTTGGAGATGCTTCTCTGTAAGTTTCCTGCTTCTCCTGTGCCACTTTAGCGACATCCCCGGACATATACAGCGGCTCTCCTAACATCCATCTCGCAGCTGCTTCTGCCCATACCTGATCGACTTCTGCCGGCAGTTCCTGAAAGATATTCTTCTTCGGTTTCTGTTTTCCGAGTCCGACAGGCCAAAATCTTCTGTTTCCCGTTCTGTCCTTTAAGAACTCTTTATCATTCGTAGTTCCTACAATGATACAGTTTCGTGGAAAATTCGCAGTCCTGCGTCCATACGGCATACGATAAACATCTTCTTTCTTACTTAAGAACTGTTTGACTGCATTCATCTCTGATCTGTTAAATCCAGTTAACTCTCCAGCTTCAATGATCCAGTAGCCCTGCACCATCTCCGCCGCGTCTTTCCCTTCAAATGTACTCATTGAATCGGAATACCAGTCCTTGCCTAACATCGAAAAGAATGTACTCTTTCCAACACCCTGTGCTCCGGACAGGATCAGCATATAATCAAACTTACATCCTGGATGCATGGCTCTGGCAACCGCAGCGCACAAAGTCTTTCTTGTTGCCGCACGTACATATTCAGAGTCCTCTGCCCCGAAATAATCGATCAATAGCGTATCTAATCGTCTGACTCCATCCCAGTTAAGGCTTGTAAGGTATTCTCGGATCTTATGTCTTTTATGTCGGTTTGCATAGATTGCCATGCCGTCTAATATCTTCTTTTCTCCTGTGATCCCGTAAGTCTTTTCCATGTAATGCCTTAATCCGGCATCATCTTCATCGGTCCATGCACGATCCTTATAAGGAAACTCCGGATGGAACTCCCACGGCATCGGTCTGCAGACAGTTGCTCTGTTCGCAAATTCATCATGATATAATCGGTCCTTTAAATTTGGATCGTTCTCCAGAATGATCAGCACGTTATCGATCGTCTTATTCGGCATTCCTGTCTGTGAACTGCAGCTTAACTTTTCCATCCAGTCAAGATCTTCTTTTGATATATCCTGTGAAAATTCGGACTGTGCGCGTTCATATCGTTCTGCAGTAATGACTTTTGCAACATTTGGCTGTTCCATCGCAAACTCACACATTGCAGAAAAGGATGGAAGCCTTGTGATCGGCGTTCCTTCCTTTGATCCATAATCAAGTTCATAAAACTTATGGATCCGGACCAGATCAAATGCATTGCATAATCTTCCACCTGCAGGATCTGTGGCATGATGGCTGTATAAGAATAATCCATCCTCATATAACACGGCTCCGCCAACTGTCGAACCCTCTGTATAGGTATAACGGCCCGGATGCATATCACATGGCTCATAGATACCACCTAAGAACGCATCCATTGCCTGCTCTACTGTATAGGTCTTACAGAATGCACCGACGATTCCTTTCTTTTCTAATGGATTTCCCTGTTTTTTGATACTGCGGTCACGAAGCTTTACCGCTCCTGGCACTTCCGGCCACTGTGTGATATCTCTCCAGTTATCATATGTTGCAAGCATTCCGTCTTTACTTAAAAACGGCTTGTCTGCATAGCAGAATCGATACTGACTGTCCTTACTGCAGCTTGGCCAGTACATCAATCGGACTGTTTCGAAAGTTGTCGGGTCAAAGATGCCCATTCCGATATACTCCGCGGCACGTCTCGCGATCGGCTCATATTCATCCGGAGAAGCCGGCTGATCCAACGGCAGAATGATTCGAAGTCGCGGTGCTGCTTCTTCATGCTTCCTGGTACTGTAGACCACATAAGAACAACCAAGGTTTTCTAAGATGCCGATCACCTCATCAGTTCCACCCGGTTTTATATGGTCGGCATCAAGTGTGATCAGATAGCGATAACCGGCATTTTCATTTCTTCTCTGTTCTCCGGAAAGTTCCCCACCGACAAAACCGCCGACGTCCTTGATCTCATCCTGCTTTGCTTTGCGGTAACCCATATACTCTGCCAGAGTTTCTTCTGTCCTGATCGGATGTTCAAGCTTCTCTACAAAATCAGACCAGTACATCTCCTGTTTCAGCCAGGTCTTTGATCTTCGGCTGCTTCCCGTTGATATTTTAATTTTTAAGTCATTCTGAAACATGCCGTTCCTCCTACTCTTTCTTATAGAAATCTCCTGTAAATCCATCTGCGTTTAACGGCAGCCCTGCTGCCCACTCCGGAGCCCTGCACATCAGATCGATGGCTTTCTCCAGTGTCAGATCAGAACCTTTTGGCACTTCTGCTATGATCTCATCGTGGATATGAAAGTTGATGAGATAACCACCGAATAACATATTTCGGATCGCATTCGCCAGCAGATCTCTTGCCACTGCCTGTACAATATTCTCGACTAGTTTCCCACCGTACGTTTCAAGTCTCTGCCATTTTTTCGTTCCATCGATGCCCATGTATGTGATACTCTTATTTCCCCATGCATTCTCTCCGATCTGCGGGTCCGGATAAAATAAGCATCGTCCGGAAGGAAGTTTGATCATAAAATAATCTGCATCTCTCATAAACGTGATCCCGTGCTGGATCTGGTTTGTTGTTCCGAGTGTTACCGTCTCGATCGCACAATTCTCTACGGTATACCAGAAATCCTGAATCCGTTTGTTTGCTGTTCTCCATCGGTGTACGATATCCGGAAGTTCTTCTTCCGTAAGTCCCATCCTTAATGCTCCCATCTGGATCAATGCTCCGGTACCGCCTTGGTATCCGAGGGCAAGTTCTGCGACCTTCCCTTTTGCCCTGAGTGCATATTCCGGATTTCCTTTTTTGATCTTCTCGATCGGTACGTTAAACATACTGGATGCCGAAGCCTCGTAAATCTTGCCGTGGGTACGGAAGACTTCCAGTCTCCAATCCTCTCCAGCTAACCAGCTGATCACTCTCGCTTCGATCGCTGAAAAATCCGCAACCACAAACTCATATCCTTCTCTCGGAACAAATGCCGTCCGGATCAGCTGTGAGATCGTATCTGGCAAGCTGCCATAAGTCAGTTCCAGCATCGCTGCATTTTCCTGTTTTACCAGGTTCCTTGCCAGTGATAACTCCGGGATATAGTTTCTCGGAAGGTTCTGAACCTGTACCAGACGTCCTGCCCATCTCCCCGTTCTGTTTGCACCATAAAACTGTAATAATCCACGGACTCTTCCATCCTTGCAGACCGCGTTTTCCATAGCTGTGTATTTCTTCACAGAACTCTTGGCCATCTCTTTACGTTTCTTCAGAACATAATAAACTGCGGGGTTTGCTTTTACCCGTGGAGCTTCTAACAGTTCGTTCACTGCTTCTTTCCCTAACTTATCAATATCTTTCCCGAGTTGATCAGATAACCACTGTTTTAACTGGGCAACACTGTTCGGATTATCGATTCCAGAAACACGCCGGATATCATCTCCAAGCTTTAATGCTGCCTGATCACTTAATTCCAATGCCCCATTGATCAGTGCAAGGTCCACCTGAGTCCCCTGTTGATTAATAGTCTGGTCATAATGCCAGTTGGTCCATTCCTGCGTTGGAACTGGATAATCCTTCAGATGGTCCTCGATCGCACGTTCCACTTCCACATCCTGTTTGCAGTATTCCTTAAACAGGTTCCATTTTTCCATATCATGTTTCGGGAAGTTTCTTGTGCGTCCGCCGTTTCTCTTTGTAGGCTTGCATGGTACACAAAAATAACGGATCAGTGCTTTTCCAACCGCCATCTTTTGTTTTTCCTGTGGAAATCCCATTGCTTTCCCAACTCCTGCAAGGGATGCCGGATACCCACAGTAAAGAGAATGGATCATCGTACACTGCCACTGATCCGGCCAGATCTCATAAAACTGACTTAATGCATTGATCTCGAAATTTGCGTTATGAGCCATCTTGATCGTTGCTGGTGCTTTCAGATCATCGATCACGTTTTCCGGAAGTTTCTCCCCCTGTGCAAGATCTACGATCCTAACAGGTCCATCATCATAGGCATAAGCAAACAGTAGAATCTGAAAGTCCGGAGACTGTACGTACTTGTACAGCCCGGACTTTGCAATGTCTACACTACTATAAGTCTCGATATCGATATGCAGGATGTTTTTCTGCGGGATCATAATCCCATAACTCCGCTGCCATTGATCGGAGCCCCCGTGATCGGATTAATTCCAGTGACAGGATTCACGCCCTGCTGTGTGGCTGCAGCCTGTGTGCTCATCTGCGGAACTGCTGCGGCCTGGACATTTGCCTGTGGCATTGGTCCAAAGTCTTCCGCTGCGGTTGTTCTTCCTGTTAATGGGTCACCTTCTCTTGTCTTCTGGACATTGTTCAGTCCGCATCCAACACCTCTGTTTCCGTTTGTGTTATATGGGAAGAAGTTTAAAGAAACCCTTCCGTAGCATCCAGCATATACTTCTGCAGGATTTAAGATTGCCTGACAGTTTGCATCGACAACTTCCGGTCTCTGTTTACTGGATGCTGTCATGACCATATGTCCTTTACACTCTTCTCCGAATGGCTCTCCGTTTGGTCTTGTTCCATCTCCATCATGCATCGGGTTCTTCAGCATTGCCGGCATCTGACCATTGAATTTTGTAGAGACACCTTCCTGTGCTGCAGCCTGCATTGCTGCCTGGATCGCATTGATCGTTGCTGTGTCTGTCTTAGGGATCAGGATCGTCACAGAATATTTTTCTTCCTGTCCTGGATTGTTCGCATGTGGCTGAAATACGTGTGGAAATGAAAATCTTACTTCGCCTGTTGTTACTTTTGTATTACTCATAGTTTTTTACTCCTTTTATTTAAAATCTTCTGCTGCTGTTGTTTTCGGGTTATAGACCGGACGTTTATCAGATTCCGGTGCAAGTGTTGGCTTCCCATTTGGCTTTTGGATGAACTCCCCGCAGATCGTCTGGAAGTCTTTCTTTCCGACCATCTTTTCAAGATCTGTCAGGGTAAGCTGTGCCCTTTCATACAGAGTTTCTTTCGGGAATCCATTCTGTTCCAGGACATCCGCCATCTTCTCGTAATCCGTGATCATACGATTGCTTCTGCCTTCAACGATCTTCCATCCTGGGATCTCTCCGCCATCGATCAGTTTTGTCTGTGCATAGGACTTTAATTTTTTATGCCATGCAACCAACTGTTCTGCTTTTGCAAGGGCTTCTCCCACCTCTTCGTCTGAAAGCTCCGGTGGAAGCTTTGTTTCATAGGTTTCCAGAAGTTCCAGATTGTCATAAGCTCTCTGTCTGCAGTTTAAGACTTTGCAGAATCTGCAGTGTTCCCCGGAACGAAACTCTCCTTCTCCTTTGTAAGCTAATTCAGCTTTCGGTTTGACTACGACATTGCCCCATGTTGTCAGCTCTCGTTTGTTCGTTTTCCATGTGGAAAAGTTATTGAGCCTTGGCTGTACGATATGAAAAAAAATGTCCTCGATCGGATACAAAAATCCGTAAGCTTTTAATGCTCCTAGTGCATATAATCCCATCTGTGGGTTCCCACCTGCATTTACTGGGACACCTTTTCCGTATTTAAAATCGATGACATGCATGACCGTACCGCAGATCAGGATGCAGTCTGCAGTACCGAATCCATCTGGCACGTACTCATCAAACTCAACTCTTTTTTCCACTGCCATATATGGCTTTTCTGAAAGACTGTTGCTAAGTGTCTCCACATAGTCAACATACTGATCTGTGAATCCCTGCATCTCTTCCTGATACAGTTCATTCTTTTTGATCTTGTTCATTCTTCTTGTGTAGGTTCCGGTCTTTAAAGAATCTGCTGTCAGTTTTAACTCACAGATCTCATGTGCCAGAGTCCCTTCTTTGGTATAAGCGCTCTCTGTATCTGGAAGCTCATCACACAGTTTTGCGGAAGGAGTACAGTGGATCCACTGCACCGCCCCGCTTGCTGATAACAAAGCATGTTTTCTTTTCTTCGCCATCTTAGATCACCGCCCCGATCGCTTTGATCGCAGATGCAAACTCCCCATATTTCTCCTGTGGCAGATCCATCAGAGTCTGTGCACCTAAAGACGCTAGCGTATTCTGGACATCCTGCATCTTTCCGGCATCGATCAGACCTGTTGCTGCGACTGCCAACTGCTCCATCGTATATGTAGGAGTTGCTGTGGCGGTTGGCACTGGGTTAACTGTAGGTGCCGCTTGTGCGGTCTGTGTTGTTGGTACAGGCTGTACGTCCTGTACCGGTGGTATGTTCGGCACTGTTGTAGTTGTTGCCGTTGGTGTAACTGCCTGCTGTACTGCGGGTGCTACCTTTGCTGCATCTACCTGTGTTTCCTCTTTGCAGTTTCCTGTGGCCTTTGCCAGTGCAAAGATGGCATTTGCCAGATTGTCAAGCCCTGTTACGTTTACTGTGATCTCCATTGTTATGTCCTCCTAATTTTTCTTTGTTTAATAGATACCCGATCCCTAAGATCTGAAAGATCAGGTTTGTATCAAGATCCTGTCCAGCTTTATGTAGCCGAACAAGAGTTTCAACCCTTTCATAAGATGCGGCTAATTCATCGTATACTTCACGACTGATCAGCAATCTATCTTCCTTCATCGTTTATACCCTTTCTACTTCTCTCTCGAACTGGATTCGTCCCATTAGAATCTGCAACACTTTTGCATATTCTTTATCCAACGGATCCATCCCTTCCTCTATACCATTCGCCAAAGATCTCAAAGCCGCTACTACATATGGCGCCGTTAATTCAGAAATAGGCATTATGCTGTTTGCAACCTCAAAAACAATATCTTTGGCTACTTCTTTGGTAATATCAAAATGTTCATCGTCATGTTTCGCTGCTGTACATGCAATAGATTTTGCTATTTTTGTATCGCACTGTAATAAAAACTCTTTTGTCATTGTTCCTTCTCACTTTCTGTGCTATAATGCACTTGTGTTAAATTATTTATATCCGCACCTTCTGGAGTTGCCGCTTCAGGGGGTGCATTTTTCTTTCATCAAGCTCTTTCAGAATTTCTTTCTCATTCATCAAACCTCTTCACTCCTTCCTCATAGATTACTGCTGTGATCAAACACACCGCTGCTAATTCTTTAAAGATTCCAATTGCGATCAGCACTGCTGCCGTGCAGATCATGGCTTTTGTTTCACTTTTCATCTCATGCTCCTTTCTCTGGTTGATACAAAATACCAGTTACTTCCCAGAACAGCTTTGGACTGATATAATAATTTGTCCTGCTCTTTCCAGTTTTTCTAAATGCGTATCCGATCGGAAGCCATCCGGCTTCAATGCCTGCCCTTATGAAGCAAGCATCTTTTCCCATCTTCTCTGCTGCATATGCTATTGGTACATTTCCCTCTGGAAACTGTTCTGGCGCATTTGCGTATGCTGCCAAGATTCTTAAATCTTGTCTTCTGCTCATGTCTTTCACCTACCTTTCTTCAGATGGCTTAATTCCCTGCCCGACAATTG